CGTAGTATATTGAATCTGTTTGACATCTTTTTAAGTTGTCTAGGATTGTGGCGAGGTGCAAGATATAATCTTGCTTCCCAATTGCCCAAGGGGGATATAATTCCTCGCCACAATGTTAAGTCTATCCCGGCCCTCTTAAAAGCGGCATGACTCCACGGGCATACTGTTTTTATTGATTCAAAGTATTGCTTCCAATCAACCTCTACGTCCGCCACGTGAGCCTTTTTTCTTCTTTGGCATTATTACTCCTCCACCGGCACCCAGAAATGCCTACAGTTATATCCACCTCTTACAACAAAAGGATCGCCTGGTTCTTTGCCAGCCCAACTATCACTGTTCCAAATATCATATATTTCTTCTTCAGTAAGTATTGCGCCATCCAACTGCTGACAAAACTCTCTTGATGTTTCAATAACACCGCCTGCGTATTGAAACTTCTTAACTTCTTTGCGCTTGGCTCTGCCTAGGCTAAATGCACCTTCAAATCTCATTACAGTGTCTTGAGCTTTTCTTCTAACTGTTTCTCTAAGGTTTGCTCCAATAGTTACACCTGCAAATTTTTCCTTTAGTGCATTTACCACAGGTTGAATTTCACTTGTAGGTGCGTTGCGATTGCGTAGTGCTCTAAGTTGTCTTTGCAGTCTTACAGTTTCCGGATCATTAGATTCTGCAAATACACCTGAGACAGCTGTCCTTGCCTGGCGGGCCACTTGATCAACTGCTACTCCGGCTATGCCAGCAATAACAATTTCATCAATTATACTATTTTGCTGTTGTTGTATTTCAGTTTCTATTGAGCCTTGTGCTATCTGACCCAACGTCTGAGCTGCTGTGGTATCGGCTTGGTCTTTGTCTCCGAGACCTTGTATTGCCACAGTATCATCCGCAACTGTTTGTAATTCACTAGGCACTGATTGAACAAAGTCTGTCATAGGTTGAAATGCTTGTGCAAGTTGTGCTCTGTTGTTTGCAAGCGTAGTTGAATCAGGCTGTGCAAGTATTAGTTCAGCCAAGCGATTTTCAACTGCTTTGGTCGCATCCTCTATCCTATCAGTGTTAGTGTTGATAACTTCCGTTATCAGGTTGTCATGTTTTTCGATTTCAGTTTTGGAGGCCATCGATCGTTCTTACTGTTGCTTGTTCAGGATGTATGAATCCTTGTGCGGCTAGTGCAAGATGTTCTGCTTCTGTTGTTGCAATTACAGTTTCTCCTGTTTGAGGATTATACATAGGATGTTGTTCAAAGCCGTCTATTTCACCTGCAATGTCATCATATATTTCACCGTTATCAACTGCAAGGTCTGCAATAATTTTATAGATTTCTTTCTTGTAAGTTTTACTAGGAACACCTGCTGCCAATGCTTTGATGTAGAATTCTAAATCATTATAAGTGTCACGGATGTTGTAGCTCATAGGATATTTGATATAGCCTTCATATTCATAACCCATGTATGCAGCCCATAGTCTCCACATTGATTCTTCTGCAAGTTCTATTGACTTTGCTTTGCTTGCAAGTCGTGAATTCAACATTTGGAATTCAACTTCACGTGATACGCCACTCATAACTTTTGTTTCTTTAGCACGAACGGCACCGGTGTTAGCTATTCTGTCTATAGCTTCAATTGCCTGATCTACCGCCTTGTAAATAGATTCTACAGAGGTACCATTGAATTCAAGTAAGTAAGGTTTCAAACCAGGATCCATTGACTCATCCATGTGTATCAATGCACCGGCGCCGATACCTGCTTGTGTATTAGGTGTTTTAACTAGACTTGGATGAGTGTTGAGTCTAATTGATTGATCAACTTCGCTTTGTGCATTGTAGATAAACTTCTGTAGGTCTGCAATGTCTGAAATATCACTTACACCTATACCTCTAACTGAACTTCTTTTGTTGTAGCAGATCACAGCAGGAATCATACCTAGTTGATTTTCTTCAACAGTCATTTCAATTATGTCATTTGCGTTTTCATTTACAACTGAAGTCTTAACTGCTTCACGTGACCATTCTTTTACGGTAGTAATGTCACCATTGATTTCTTCAATGTACTTGAGATAACTTAATTCATATTTGCCTAGGCTGTTTCTTGACCATTGCCAATCTGTTATGAACATAGGTGTCAGCATTGAAAGGTAAGGACGAACGCCGGCTTCTACTTCTTCAGCTCTTGTTGTTGCACCTATGTTTGGTTTTGAAACAATCATCCAAGCGTGTCCAAATACGCTTACCCATATTGACAAGTCACGCATAAAGTGATCTAAACTTCTACCTTCATAATCACAGTCCATCCAAAAGTCTTGCATCATAGGATCATCAGCCATTGACCCTAGGTCACGCATAGGATGTTCCTTAAACAAGAATGAAGTATAAACACCTACAACACTTTGACAGTGGTTGTCTAAGGGTGTAGTTCTTAACCGTAAATCATATTCAGCTGCTGTTTCTGTTTGGTATCTTGCAAGGTGGCCTGCTTTGCGATATTCATCTCCACCTAGGTAACTTTCTAAAAGGTACTTGTATTGACCTTTGTAACTGTTGTAAATGTCATTGCCCGAAAGTATTTTGGCAATTTCATTTTGAATTGTTTCTGTTGCGTTTGACATCTTGGATCCTTATGATTGTAGAGCAACTCCCCAGCGTCCCAGGGGCTCTGTATTATCAACATTTTTACGAACAGGAAACAAATAGGCAACCATATAACTTAGCGCATCGAACATATGATCATAACCTGTGTCCTTGTCCGGTATTCCTGTCCCTTCCTTAAAAGTATGTTTGTCTAGACTTTCTACAGTGTATTTATTGTCTTTGCTAATATATAGGTGATTTTCGCCCGATGCTGTACGAAATCTGGCATTGAGTGCATTTATTCTGTCTTTGACAGGATCATGCTTGCGTGGTGCCTTAACAATAAAGCCTGCGTTCTGTAGCAGTATGTGATCACTCATGCCTCCTGAAACTGATTGTCTTCTACTGCCTGAAGGGTCTGGATAAACAAACACTTTACTCTTTGGATATCTGTTTTTGATTTCTTCTGCTACTTCTTCTGTGTTTGATGAATACACATTCAATTCATCTATTGTAAAAAGTGTGTCGCCTTGTCTAACTGCAATAACTGCTGTCATAGGATTTACGTTGAAGTCCATGCCCACGTGTATAATTGAAGTATCAAGGTCTTGTATTGAATGTAGATGTTTGTCTCTGTCAAATGCCCATGCAACTCTGTTTTCATAGCTTTCAAATGTTGCAAGGAACTCCTGTCTAAATTGACGTTCGCTCATGTCACGTTTGGCTGCTTCTATTTCTTCTGGTTGAACAAAGCCTCCGTCTAGTGTTGTAAATTGCCAACTACGCCAATTTTCAGTTTGCTTACCATTTACATACAAGTCATAAAACGGATTGTTCTTCCCTTTAGGTGTTCCAATAAACAATGCTCCGCCTTGTTGATCAGCGAGCGCCGGTCGAACAATCTCACCCCACAGTTCTTTTAGTTTGCATTCAGCAGCTTCATCAATTACGCAATATGAAAGACTAACACCTCTTAGGCGGTCTGGTTCTTCTGCGCCTTTTAAACTTATCGTTGAGCCATTCTTTAGTAGGATGCTCAGTTCGCTTTCGTTGATTTTCTTTGCCCATCTTAGGTCCAATAGTCTTTTCTTTAGAGGCTTCCAAAGAATCATTTTGGCTGCCCTATAACTTGTAGTTATGTAGAATATTTCTTGATCTGGTATCCTAGCCCTGTAGCAGATTTCTCTTAGGCTAAGGTATGTTTTGCCAAAGCGTCTGCCTGCCACAACAACTTTGAAACGACTAGGATCATCAGCAACTTGTTTTTGCGGCTTACTTAATTTCATTTTTTTGTAATTTCTTTACTTCAAATTTTAAATTGTTGATTTGGCGCTGTTGTGAATTCAATAACTGTGCAACTTGTTCTGCTTGTTTGCTGTATTGTACGAGTAGTTCATCGTGATTGTTGTGTGCAATAATTAGTTTGTTGATCATGTCTTGTGCTTCTTGTAATTCTGCGTAAGGATCAAAGTCTGGATCTATCACTTTCTATATTCTCCTGATCTTTTTAGATATACACTGCGTTCAACAATTTCTACATTATCAATACGCCAACTGTCAGTAAAGTCTAATCTCATAAGGCAATAGCAATCGGTGTGCCTACCTCTTTTAAACCAATATTCATCTTGCCAAAGGTCTTCCCATTGTTCCCAAGTTAGTTCATAGTCTTCACGTCTGTATTTGGCTTGGGCTCTGTGTTTTTGCCAAGCATAATATTTGTCACGTCTTACAGGATCAGATCCTGTTATCCAAGTTTTATTTGGCGGACGTCCATTGTTGTTTGGATGTTTTCTAGTGCTCTTATTGACATACTTGTATTCATACATTCTTTAAACCTCTTGCAGTTAGTCTGCCTCCTATATAACTGTTGTAGTAACGATCATCAAACAACACATCATATTCAAATTGCAGTTTCATTTCAAAGTAGGTCATTTGATTTTTGTTTGCACATAGTACGAGTATCTTTCTGTGAAAGTGATCCGGCCCGAGAGATTCTACTTGCTGTAGAAGTTCTTCGTTGCTCCCATAATAGCTCTGCCAATCGCTTTCTACTCGTCTATGACGACGACGGGTCTTACCTTTTAGTGGCTTTAGTTTTTGAGTGCGCCAGAAATTCTTTTTGCCAATATACAATCGGTTATTCTTTGTGTCATATATTTCATACACAAATCCTTGGTACTGTTCTTGTGCTTCAGTGTAAGGCCTGTTCATATAACTCCAGGTCATCGATTCCTCATATCATTTACAATAGCCAATAACAAGACCATAATCACTAGATCATTAACTATCTGTAGTACTTCAATTATCATTCCAATGCTCCGCTAGTATGTCTGCAAGTTCTGACTGTGGAACTGCAAAAAGTATTTCTGGCTTAGAATCTGCGTTGATTCTTTTGCCATTAAGTAATTCGAGATTTGTAACAACCATGCCTAAAGGATAGCTATCTATTATTTTTCGCCAATTTGCGTAGTTCTTAAATCTTTTTTCTACGTAGGTGACTCTGCGTTCTTGTGTTTGGATATTCACAAATTCCAAATGCCATACTGTACTAGAGGGCATGACTTTGGATTGTTTTTGGACACAACTATTTACGACCCAATACATCAGCAGGCTTCAACACTATTTTTTCATCTAAAACAACCACACGTCTTACGTCTGATTTTTCTGTTTGAACTTTCTGTAGGCTGTTGTCGCTTGCAACTTCGCCAACTACTTTATTCTTGTTCGGATTCTTCTCTGTCATTTTCTTCTCCTATTTCTACACTGTCCTCTTCATTCCAAGGCAGTGGTTTGTTTGCTTCACTATCAATAACTGAATCGCTCATGCCAAGTATGTTCTTGCTGAGGAATATCTGCACTGCTGCATTCATATGATCACAGGCATTCTTAAACATTGCACGTCTAAGTCTGATTTTTACATACTCACGGCCTTTTGTAAGTTCGTCCGCAAAGTTGTATCTTAAGGTATCTTCCTTGACTCCAAAGAAACGTGCAATCTCTCTGTCATCACAGCCAATAGCTGCCAATTCATATACTTGATCTGGTGGTACTACTGTTTTATCTCTACCAACAGCTAGACCTTCAATAGTAGTTTCTACCAATTGTTTTGGCCTTGGACCTGTTTTGTGAGGATCAGTAACTCCGTGTGCTTTTCTATCGTCTTTCATAATAATATTTATCAAAAGCAGAAAAAAAGCCACAAAAAAAGGCCCACTAGGGCCTAATCTTGTTATTATGCGTTTTTTACGCTGTCTCCTCATTTAGATAGTCAAGAAATATTTGGTTAAGTGTTGCAACACCTAAAGTAAAAACAACACCTTTGGATACTTCGTCTTTTCTTTCATATCCAAAGTGTTCTTCAATCCAAGGAAGTGTTTCTAAAAACTTGTCTCCTGGATATACATGCTGCATCATTGATTGATTACTTTCAAAGTTTTTCAGTATGTCGCCAATAGGCTGTTGTAAAACACGTTCAAAAGCCTTTTGCCATTTTTGTTTGTTAAAGTTTTTGCTCATTACGCTGTCTCCTCTAACTCTTCGTCAGCCTCGTATGCGTCATAGTCAAACCCAGGGGTTTCTAACCAAGCCCAACGACTACGGAAATCATATTTGGAAGTAAAATAGTCACGAACCGTGTCTATTGCTTCTTTACGAAGTTCATTCAACCATGCTAAGTCTTCTTGCACTTGCTGAGAAAGTTCTCTATTAAAAACAGCACGATAACCGTAACTTGTCATTATCTCGTTGATTTCTGACTCAATCTCTAAATAACGATTTACTCGTTCAAAGTCTTCAGCATCAACTTCAATAATACGGGCTACATTACCCATACCGGTGGCACTTACATCGCCACCAACAGCGGCGACACGATATTTGTCCTTATCATAGTCAAAATATGATTTCCGATTAAATCGTTCTGTTAGATATTCTCTGTATGTCTGTTCCATTACGCTGTCTCCTCTAGCAACTCAATAGCATCTTCAATGATGTCCCACATACGCACTTCACTAATATACCAATTATCTTCACTTGTT